CGGAAAACATTTGACGTTAATGCTTTCCTTTATCTGCATTAATTCTTTTAACTTATTGTGATTATAGTCTAAATTAATATCATTATTATAAAAATAGGTATTTTTATAATTTTTTATATGTAGATTTTTATAGATATGATACAGGCTATTGAATTTCCAATGTTGAGTAGTGGAATAGGGGTAATAGTGTCCGGCTTCATTTAAATCTAAAAATATAATTTGATCCGAAGTGGGATGCTTTATAAAATCATAATCTAATAACAAATCTTGAATAGTATGATATTTAAGTCTATCTATTTCAATTATTTTTTTCAATACAAAGTTTTAGTTCACCGTCTACATATTAACGAGATTAAAAATAATTCTGTTCCTGTCGAACAATTACCGCAACATGCCATCATAGTTTGACCACTGCTAGCAGCATTAAATGCAGTATCATCTAAAACTGAAACGGTTATAGTATCCCAGCTACTAGCCGCATCTATTGATGTTTTAAGATCATCCAATATATCTTGATGTCCACTATCAATTTCCAATTTATGATATGTTGCATTATCACTGGCGACAAAACATTCATTACATGTTACTACAGCGGAAGACAGTGCATCTTCGTATCGTGCAACAAGACCGGTATCATCCACATAACCATCAGTAGTTATAAGATGTTCTCTTTTAAAGTGTTTTAGGTCATCATATCCGCCTTCCGGAGCTTCATTCTGGCCGTGAACTTTTAAATTTATATGTGGCATTCATTTCTCCATTGTTTGTGATAATATCTTTATTATTTATCAGATAACCAACGAGCCAGGTACGGATGTAAAAAATCTTTATATTGCTGATTCCTAGAATAATCAAATAGAGTTATTTCTCTAAGCATTTTTTCTTTATCTTCTACATTTCTTCTAAAATATGAATTACGAATTTGAGTAAATTTTTTCGAATCTAACCAAGGAACATGTTCTAATAATTGTCTACTTAAATGTATTGGGCTTATGCCTCGTTGATCTGGATACACTTCACAATATGAAATATAAACTTTCTTTGGGAGAGTACAACACCATTGCCAATGGTCATGTAATTCTAAAATATTTAGAGCGGAAACAACAACCGCAATATTTACTCTTCCTAAATTTGTTGATGCTTTTAAAAATAATCTTACAGATCTATCAAGCTCATCAAACGATTGAGGATGTCTTATATATTCGTAACATTCTTCAACGGCATCTATACTTAATTTAGGATGTTGTTTTTTAAACTTATTTAACTTTTCAATTAAAGGAGGATTAAACATCGTGCCGTTTGTATGATACGCGAGAATTGTATCTTTAGCCCAACCTTCAGCGATATACTTATCAAGAAGTTTTATAATTTGATTATCAAAGAATGGTTCCCCACCACTAAATCTAAGTTCCTTTACAGGATTATTTAAGAGCCATTGATATTGTTTGGTATTGATAGTTTTTGGAATTGTCATCCGCCCTCTAAATTTACCACACGTGGCTTCTTCGACTTCGTGAAGCAAATGTTCTTTACTAAAGAATTCAAAGTCTAACATTAATCTATGACTTGTTTGGGGATCACACATCCTGCAAGCAAGATTACATTTATTAGAAGCAATGAAATCTACTACATCTAATTTTCCTCTGGGCTTAGTATCATCATTATGGATTCTGAAAGATTCGATACCTCTATCTTCCATATCCCAACAAGTTTTACAAAACGGGTGTTTTTTATTATTGGAAAGGGCTTCTCGTAATTCTTTAAACTGTTTAGAATTAAAAGCTTCTTCAGGTGTGAAATCTGTATTCTGCCAATCCATTGGATCTTCCCAATCTGGACGCGACATATTACAGCAGGGATGGAACCATTTAATTCTATCACCATCCCAATCTCTAATGGTTATTTGCTTAAAAGGATAACTGCATAACATTAGTCTACATAAAAATCATCATCTGGAATTCCAGGTTTCCAACCCAATCTTTTAATCTCAGTAGGGTCAGCACATGTTTCTTCACTCTCGCCTTTTACATTTTTAAATTCAATTGAATCAATATCAATACCTTCAGGGGCATGTTCTTTAGCAAAATCATAAACGGATTTAGGAGTACCGTATCCAATATCATAAACCCTTTGAAAATGTTGATATGATATAAATGTTTTTCTCATAAGTAAGTATATTGCTTTTACACAATCACCCACATATAACCAATCTCTCGTATGTGTTGTTAAATATCCAATCTTTCCTTCTTGTAGTTGTCTATAAAACATATCAGGACGAGATTGAGGACCCCATACTGTAAAGAATCTCATTCCTATAGCATTTTGTGGTGCCATAGCTTCACATGCAAATTTTGTCATTGCATAAGGACTTTTCATATCTGAAACAGAAGAACTTGATGCATAAAAGATTCTAGAATTTTTATAAGTTTCGAAAATACGTTTGGTGCCTTTTATGTTTGTATCACTATATTTTCGTAAATGTTTTGGATCCCAACTTTCTCGAACGCCTGCTTTAGCAGCTAAATGAACAACAACGTCAACATCATCATGTGGTAAGGGATCTTTAGTGATATCACAATCTTCATGAGGCACATCTCGATCTTCCCACCCTAATCCTGAACAATTATCAATACCGTGAACTTCATGTCCTTGTTCAGTTAAAAAATTATATAAGTGATGGCCAATAAATCCCTTAACACCAGTAATTAAAATTGTTCTACATCTACTTTCGCTCATAGCCATTCTTGTAATGTTGTTTCGAGAGTCTTCCAATAATTAAAAGATTTCTCTTCGAAGATTTGTGGTTCTTCGTTTTCAACCCCAATTACTATAACAATATTATTAATAGGGATTTCTGTTCTTTCTTCAAACATTATTGAATAAGCTGTTGCTTGAAGAAAATATTCTTCAACCCATTCTTTCTTTTTAGGTTTTCCGGAAGTCTTCCAATCTATAATTGATTTTTGGCCTTTCCAGTCTGCGACACAGTCACAGCGACCAGCAACACCTAATTGTTTACTCCATAATGGAATTTCGATTCCTGCAATATTAGAAAGATTATTATCTAGGAAGGGTTTAATTGAATTGAACATTGCGCGAACATTTGGTTGAGAATCTTCGAAATAATTTTCTTTATTATCGATATAATTTTCAACAACTTTGTGTACTTTTGTTCCGCGGCGAGTAGCTTGAGTTGTTATTTTATTTGCTTCTTCTTCACCAATTCTAGCTCTCCATTCTTTAAAAAATTGGGCTTTCTTTCTACCCAACACTGTTGTAATTGAAGGAAAGGATCCATCTGGTGTTTCATAAACACGGGCACCGTTTGTAGTTTTAGATTTCAATTCTTCAAATTCAAGTTCTACATGATCAAACATTCATATTACTCCCAGGATAATTCCTTTTCATTTGTTTCAGGTGGTCAGTGAAAGCCTCATCTGGCTTCTTCTTATGACCCTTTGCTGTAGTACCTGAAATATTATCATAAACAAAGCTTGGACATGCAACTTTCTGTTGAATTCTCCCACTGCATTCCGGACAAGGGCTTCCCAAAGGCTCATGCCTTCTTGCAATGGGGAGAATATCTTCAAATTCGTAATCACAATCCACGCAACCATAATCATATGTTGGCATAATTTACCTATAAAAAATGTGTGTATCTATTTTAACCGTTTTTCGCTTATATGACGCCCAACGAGGATCATTAATATAATCAGCATGGTAATGTGTTGCTCCATCTGTTATATCTCTCATATCATCATTATGATAGAACCATGCAGCTAGCGATTGAATTGATCTCCAATTTTTGCCTTGAAATGGTTCATCATGTTTGCCATCACAGTACCACGAAAACTGGCATTGATCCCTCTTAGGGAACCCGTTTGCGTGATGCCGGCCTTCATAAATGACGTTACAGTAAGTATTAGGAAAATAATTGCTTGTTACTCTATTATGTGTAACGTGAGCTACTGCCAGTTTTCCTGCTGTACTTTCTACTGCGGCTTCAAAATATATATTCTTAGCCAGACAAGCGATTTCTCGATGTGCTTTATTGTCTGGTGATATTAATGTACTCGGATCGACAACTTTTTGTAAGTTGAATTTTCCGGTATGATTTGCATTAGCCATACCAGGCAAATGCTTCTTTGCATTCGCCATTGTGAATGAATCTGCCGGTTGGTTAAGCGCCGAAGGTACAATCTTCGCCGCATCCGCTTCAGTCGTTTGGATGACTATTCTTGCTGGGTAAAATGTTACTATTACCGCCATAACAAAAGCTAATAAAATCTTCATATAGTTACTCCGAAATGTTAATTCACACTTCCATAATTATACAATTTCTATGCGTTGCTTGATTTTTTTTGCTTTTTCTTTTCTTTGGGTTCTTCCTTAAGAACCTCTTTTTGCATCGGTGGTAGCAAGTGGGGGAAAGTATCAACTACGAGCTGATACGTTAAACCTTTAACACCAAGATCCTTTGCTTTTATATTAACAAGGAACTCTGCTTCTCTAGGTGTAACGCCTTCTAGCATTTGTATATACATAGTCTCTCTTTTTACAGAATTAATATTTCTTCCTACGCAAAAAGCTTCTCCACCTGGGCCGTCAACAAAATATCTTAATTTTCGTATTTGTTGATATAACATAGTTGATGCTGGATCTTCAGCACCCGCGTTAAAAGGCGGCTTCCCCTCAGGCAACAAAAATTTTACATCTGGATGAAATGTATACCACAATAAGTTTTCCAGATGGTCTGTTTGGTTGTTCTTAAGTAGCTCTCCTCTCTCTTCCTGGCTCTTTGCCTTATCTACTAATTCTAATAATTCTAATAATGATGTAGCCATAATCTAAAACTCCTGTATCGATTCAGTCATATCTTTTAATCGATGCTTAATGAAATAATTAAGCATTCTATCGCGACCTAAAAATTGGTCGCTTTCATAACGTGTTCTTATATTTATCTCGATTTTATCTGGGATACAACCCAAATCAATCAATGTCTCGTTGCGTTTGAAGTTTCTAAGAATCTCTCCCTCGAATGCTTTTTCCGGTGTTATATTTAGCCAATCAAGGATTTTTCTCTTAGATAATGGCTTCTGTCTTAGGCCTTCCACAAGGCAAGTATCACCTGAAAGAATATTAGGAATACCGTCAGTTCTATCGCCTTTTACTATCAAGGCACGCAATTGTTTTTCTGGTTCTGGTTCTTTAATGAATTTTTTAGTTCGAGGAGACCATTGATAAACGTTAGGATATCGTTGCAATTGAATAAAATCCTTATCAGAGGAAACTATTAATATATTATAATCTCTGGAAGAATAATCCTTACAAATAACTCCTATAATGTCATCAGCTTCACAACCTTCCAGAGCAACTACTCTATAAGGCATATTTTCCGCCATTTCATCTCGAATTCCATCAAGAATCCCAAATAGCGCTGGCCAATCTACATTTTGTTTATTTTCTTCTCTCGCTTTCTTTCTATTAGCCTTATATTGTGGGAAAAACTCTTTTCTCCAATTATTTTTGCTATCACAACAAAAGACAATATCTTTTCCATACTTGGCACTAAATTTTGTTTTAATCATTTTAATATTATTAAGAACCATGTGCCTCATTACATCATTTTCTTTTCCTGGTTCAAAATGTTTTTGAAATTGCATAAAGTTTGCAATTATCATTTGATTGTAATCAATTAATATCATATTATTTTTTTCGTTTAAGTCTCACCACCTTTTTAACTATCTTTTTTTTAGATTTTTTA